TCCACAAACCTTTGGAAGGGAAGCGCATCCACGATCAGTCAATTGAATGTAACGGCAACCGGGGGCAATACGGCACGTACGCTTTCTGACAGGTTTGCCGATACCATCAATGTCCTCGACTATGGTGCAACTGGCGATGGTGTTACGGATGACACTACGGCAATCCAGAATGCACTGGACACAAGGAAGTCGGTATACTTCCCGCCTGGAAAATACCTTGTTACCTCCGAGCTTACAATGAATCGGAATTGCAGCATCCTTGGTGCAGCATCCGACCTCTACCCTAATACCGACCAAACGGGATCTATTAGCAGTAACGCATCTATCATTAAATGGGGAGGTGGAGCGCATTCCAATTCTGTCCTGCGGGTTTCCAAGTTGGCAGTTGGTACGGCATTCACAAGCGCATTCAATGACTCACTCTATGGGGTTCGCATCCAAGGAATTACCATTGATGGCAATGACTTGGCCGATTACGGACTCTATGGGTATCGACTGCAAGGTGCTACCATCGAGGATGTTACTGTAGTCAATACCCTAAAGCATGCCATTTACATCACAGGGACATATAGCTCATCCCTACGTAAGCTCACGGCATTCAGTAATGAAGGTTGCGGGATTACACTTGGCCGGGGTTATGTGGATTTTGGTGGATCATGGTCATCCTCCCAACTCAATGCGGTTCTGTGTGAAGATCTGTGGGGTTACTCCAATGGCTATGATGGAACCTTTGATGAGACTACCAAGCCACTTTGGGGTTACGGGGTAGGCATTTGGTCGCACCGGGGTAACTTTATCCGTGGTGTCCGTGCGGAAAACAATGATGGTGCAAACCTTGTCTTCAACCCAACCTCCTATGGTAATGTCATTAGCCAAGTTTATAGCGAGCTTGGCAATAGCCTTGATATCGGGGCAGGTGCAACGGCAATCACACAAGGCAGGGCAAGCCAGAAGTTTGGCATCTGGTTCAATGGTGATAGCTCCGGCTCATATGGCAATAGCGTATATGGTGGAGCAGTCAATGGGGAGTACATCCGCCTTACTGGAACCGAGCCTACTGATTCCCGTTGGGGAGGAGGCATTAAGTTCCATGAGATCTTTGGAGGTTCTGGCACTTCCGCAGATTGGGGTAGTTATGCATTCGTGAACTCCGCAAAGGAATTCACCGACACTATCACTGGCACATCTCCTGACCTTGAAACTGGAAGTATCAATGGGTATGCAGTCAGTCCCAAGATGTTCCCGCAAGCATCAGCAAAGTTTGATGCATCGACTGCAAGTATCGTAACTACCTTCAGTGAGAACTGCTCAATAGTTTATGCCGGGGTTGGCTTATATGATGTCTCATTCACTAATGACATGGACAATGCCAATTACACAGTCGCAGTAACAGTATCTGCATCAAATCGTGCAGCGTATGTGAGTACAGTGACCGCATCGAGCTTCAGGATTGGCCATACCAATCTTTCGGGAACTGCCACCGATTCCAGTTCCGTCATCAGTTTCACAGTATTTGGTGAGCGCAATTATAACCCATAATCCCCATGCCAAAGAAGACTAATAAAGCCGAAGTTGATGACCTCCTCTTTGATGTGGTGGATGTATGCCGTGCTGCCTTAGGGGATATGATGGAAACTAGAGAATGGAATGCAGGGGTGATCAACGCAGCACGACAAGTCTGTAAGGATAATGGCGTGGCTATTGATCCAGAAAAGGCAGACCCATTAGGTGACCTCGCAAGCATCCTACCATTTGACGAAAAAGACCGGATGGCAAAATAAATGTTGACGGCATAGAAAGTGTAACCACTATATGCTGGCAACATGACACAAACCTCCGAGAAGATATTAGACTTTCGGAACTTCCTTTGGATCGTATGGAACCACTTGGCGTTACCAGATCCCACGAAGCTTCAGTATAATATTGCAGATCACTTGCAAGACGCAGGTAGGCGGGAGATTATTGAGGCGTTTCGGGGATGCGGAAAATCTTGGGTAGCATCGGCCTATGTGGTTTGGAGGCTCCACCTGGATGCCACGAAGAATATCCTGGTCGTGTCGGCATCAAAACAACGTGCAGATGACTTTAGTACATTCACACTCCGACTGATCAACGAGATACCAATTATCCAGTACCTCCGTCCGAAACCAGATCAAAGATGCTCGAAGCTTTCCTTTGATGTTGGTCCCGCACCAGCAGCACATGCACCAAGTGTGAAGTCACTTGGTATCACGAGCCAACTTACTGGAACCCGTGCCGATATCATTGTGGCAGATGATATTGAGGTTCAGAACAATACACTCACGCAAGGAATGCGGGATAAGTTGGATGAACAGGTTAAGGAATTTGAAGCCATCCTGAAGCCACTCGACACCTCACAGATCATCTTCCTTGGTACGCCACAATGTGAGGACACAGTCTACGGAAAACTTTCCAAGCGTGGCTATAATGTAAGGATCTGGCCAGCGCACCACATTACCCAGGAAACAAATGAGCAGACCTACGAAGGGAACGTTGCTGAGATTTGTGTCAATGAGGAAAAAGAGGGCAAGACAACTGAACCGCTAAGATTCTCTGATATCGACCTAGAGGAGCGGAAGTCTAGTTATGGTCGGGCTGGTTACGAACTGCAATTCATGCTCAACCCTCAATTGGGGGACATGGAAAGGTATCCACTCAAGGTTAGTGACTTGATCGTGACTGAGGTGGATAATGACGTTGCTCCTGAGAAAGTGGTGTACGCATCATCGCCAGACCAGGAGTGGGATAGCAGTCTCCCCAATATTGGACTTTCTGGTGACCGATTCTACCGCCCAATGAAATCAGTGGGGGAGATGATCCCATACACCGGAAGCATTATGGCCATCGACCCATCTGGCCGAGGTAAGGATGAAACTGGATATGGTATCGGTAAGATGCTCAATGGGCAGATCTTTGTGCCGGAGTTGGTTGGACTCCAAGGCGGATATGATGCGAACACGCTTGGACTCTTGGCCGATGCTGCCAAGCGCAACAAGGTCAACAAGATCATCATCGAGTCTAATATGGGTGACGGCATGTTCTCTGAGTTGATGAAGCCAGTACTGCGGAATGTGTATCCATGCACACTGGAAGAAGTCCGGCATCATACACAGAAGGAGCGAAGGATTGCTGATACACTGGAACCTGTCCTGGGATCGCACAAGTTGATCATCGACCCTTCTGTGATCAAGGAGGACTACCATTCAATCCAGCATTATCCTGCCGAGCGTAGGGCATACTACTCGCTGATCTACCAACTCTCCCGATTAACCAGGGATAAGGGTTCGCTCATGCAGGATGACCGACTCGATACCTTGTCTATGATCGTTGGCTATTGGGTTGAGCAAATGAACCAGGATGTGAATAGGAAGATGGCACAACGCAAAGATCATCTACTGGAAGAGCAATTAAGGGATTTCCATCGCCATGTTTTTGGCGGCAAACAAACACAACCAACATGGATGTAAACATAAACAATCCATTCAAAACACCGCCAGATGTGGCTTTGGGGTAATGAGTGTGAAGGGATGTGCGGAGTATAAGGGAACGATAACATGAACGAAGATTTTGAAAAATGGTGGGCAGATAACGCCGAATGGATTTCCAAGGAACCAGGGAAGTCCATTGCTCGAATTGCTTTTATTGCCGGACACCAAGCCGCACGATACGAAACACTTAAAAACAATTTTGACCGCATCAATAACCAAAACCAACAAGCCATGAAAGAACATAAACACAGACAGTCCTACATCTCGCACCCATTCTAAAATGACGAAGTACGAATTTATGAAAAACTGGTGCGAAGTACGCCGCCTTGAGCCGGAACTACACTGGCCGGACGCGCAGAGGGCGTGGGATATGGAACTAACCCGACTACGCACAGAGAACGACCAACTTAAGGGTCAGATCCGGTTGAAGGACATGCAGGTTGCGGAACTCAATAAAAGCATACTGCCTCACATGCCTTCGGAGAAAATTGCACGCGCTCTATGTTGTGCGTGCGGTGAAGACCCGAATGCAGTAGGAGATGCTAAGGGAAATGACTATCGGTGGCAGGATTTTTTGGAGTGCGTGCTGCTATTTCGGGAGGCACTGAAATGACCCCTGTCCTCAAGTGCGACAACTGCGGAAAACTCCATTTGGACACCCCGGATTTTAAGATCTGCGATTGCGGAAGGGTTGCAATGCGAATGGAATGGGCGACCCAGGTGGAAGTCGAGGATTGTAAACAAGCCTTCCTGACCTCCATCCAGGGATTGGAACTCTGCGTTGCCGAACTCGAACGTGATTTTAATAATCACTTTCCCCGCGAAGGCATTGATGACTCTCTTTGGAACTCCCGATCCTACCCCGGCGGCGCAATGCTATCCATCCACCAGGACATCCAGCGACTGCGGCAACGGGTCGGGGAGGTGTTTCCGTCGCGCCTTGTTCTCTCCCGAACGACCCTAAAACTTCAAGCAGATCAACATTCATGACTTGTTAATCCTGTGAAACCGCGAAAATACAGAAAAGAGTGCAAGCGAGGCGAGCGTTGGGAAAACGGAACCCTCTGGAATGTTGGTACATCCTTGAAGCGTTATCTCAGGCGAAAAACCTGCCGCTACCAGAAGCATAAAAAACAGACCGAGGATTAACGCAAAGCTAAGACGCGCTGGACGAGACAGCGCATAAGGTGAGGATATGACTAAGAAGAACGAAATTGACCAAGAGAAAGCGAGCAATAGCGTCGTTCTTGAGCGTATTGTTATATGCGATTTTTGCGGGGCTGACATTTCAGGAGAGCCTCAATATGGCTACGGAACAGATATATTTTGGTGTTCCGAAGTTTGTTGGGATAAGGGTGGTAAGGCTATGGCAAGGGAGAACATGTCCGCAGAGGAACGCCGCTTTTTTGACGACCTTGGCATATAACGACCAAGTTCTGACGCAGCCAAAACCTTGAAACTTTATGAAGACTGAAACCGCCGAAATGGTAAAGGAGTCACCGGAGCCGATGGGCGTGGTGGCTGTCGTTCAGCAACGCCTTGTTCGTCTTGGTGTTTGGCTGAGAAACCTCCGCGCATGGAAGACTGCGCGGGCTAATCGTGACCTCCAACGAGCGATGCAAAAAGACCCCGACTTCGCGCATACGTGGCAATGCAACATCGCCATGCCGATTATCGACGAGGCAGACGGGAAGCTGACGCTGAAGGAGGCGAACAAGATTGCTGACCGACTCATGGCGCACCTCTTTAACGTGAAGACGAACTACTGAATATAACATGAAGCACAGAGTAACATCAAAAGACCGCATAGTTGCGGGGGTAAAAGAAGAAGACCCCTTATTCCGGGCGGGAATGTATGACCGGGATGGCAAGAAGTACCACGACATTCATGACCTCGTTGGTGCTGGCTATGACAAATTCTGGGAAAGGCGTGGAATGAGAAGACCACAAGTTTCCATCATTCACCAAGAACTTAACATCAAGGAATTTTAATCATTAAAACACACATCCATTGCCCTAGATGCCAGGGCGCAATTGTTATCCAGGAATCAATGTCACCGGGGTATGCCAGGGAGGAATGCAGGGAAGATGGATGCGGATGGAAAACCAACTGGAAGAAGAAGCTTATGAAAATCGAAGAACTATCACCTAAAAAAGCCCTTGAATGGGAAATTGCACAGACCCAAACCAAGATATCCGCATATCGTGATCAGATCTCATCAAGGGGATTCAAGGGACTCCCGGCCAATGAGCAAAGCCTGATTGTAAAGTGCCGCAGTGCATTGAGCCGCTACCTTGTCCTCCTCCAGAAGCGTGATGGATAAGGAACATCAGTCGGTCAATTACCGGGAAGCCGACACCAATGCCGCCAAGACAGATTGTTCTTGGTGCAACTATCGCTCAATCAAGCCGATAACTTGTAATGGGACAAGCCACACATTCTCTTGTGGCATCCTGGTTTCCAAGGGATCCGCCCAACCTGTTGCTACGGGGTTTATATGTGACCACTTCAAGAGGATTCCAATATGCGACATCGGGGGATAGTGAAAAATAGGCGGTGGATCACTGTCTACGAGGATGGTCAGATATTCTCACATGCATTTGTAAGTTGCATAGGACGAAAAATAAAAGGGAGGTTTCTTAAATCAAGGGTTGATAAGGATGGATATGAAGTCATCGCTCTTAGTGGAAAGGATTTCAAAGTCCATAGATTGGTTTGTGAGGCATTCCATCAGGATTATTGTGAAACACTACAAGTTGACCATATCAACGGAGTTAAAAACGATAACCGGGTATGCAACCTGCGGATGGTGACCCAATCTGAGAATCAGAGAGGGCATAGAACAGTCTCATTAAACGCAAGTTCCCAATATCGAGGAGTGTGTTGGTGTAATCGAAACAAAAAGTGGGTTGTTCACATTCGTTTAAGTGGGAAGCTAAAGTATTTAGGATCCTTCCACGATGAACTAGATGCAGCCCGTGCCTTCAATGAAGCCGCAATCGAACACGGATTCCTCCCCGAAGCACTCAATAAACTCCCTTCACCCAATCAACCTTTAACCCAGGCGGAATTTGCCTTCGCATAATGAGCCGGAACCAATACACCCAAAAGTTAGTCGAGATCATTGAGGCCGAACCCATGACCCCTCATGAGTTCCAATCCCAATCCTACCAACCTGGGATACACCCCGCACTCCGCAGCAACCTGCCCATCGACAATAGACCCGGATATAAAATCTACCACCCCAAGAGTTTTCACGTATCCTGGATGGAAAAGGGCGAATTTGAGCAAACCTACACAACCTATAAACCCATAACCAAATAGAACCATGATCGCAGACATAGACCTCCCCTCCAATGGCGGGGAACAACAACCCACAGAAGAAGAAATCGGTGATATCATCACCGCAGTAGTCGATGAATTCGTCGGTGAAAGTAATGCCGTAGCACTTAGCATCCTCGCCAAAGTCATCGTATCCATTGCCGACAATGCGATAAAAGATTGTGAATTCGACGATACCTTCCCCGTCATGCACCTCACTGATAATGATGACGAACATTGGTCGGTAATTGTCGCCAAGGAAACCCCAGAAGACTTCATCAACAAGATCCGCCAACTCAAAACCGCACCCGTGCAGGAGATCCAATAACATGAAAACCATCACCATCCAAGGACACACCATCGTCACTAACCACATCACCGCAATCAGTCGGCTCACTTACCTCTGCAACCACAGACTTGGTATCGCCTTCCTAGAGCAGAAATAATTAGTACGCCTACGTACTATTCCTCCACTATCCGACTTTTGCGTTAACCTAATTCTTAATGATGGTTAACAATTGAAAACCACTACACCTTGGGGTATAACTAAAAAGCATACCCCCCCCGCAATCCCTGCAATAATGCGGGTTAACGATACATAGTACGCACTCGTACTATTATTAAAGCTTGCCAGGGAATATTCCCCAGTGTACAATCGGGAGGTTCCCGCCTCCTCCCGCCTCACTTCGCAACTCTGCTACGCTCGTAGTGGACGTTGCCTTCCTACACGACAGGTCAGTCTTGTGGCTAAAGCCGTTGTGGCCAAATTTACCTCGCTACACACAATTCAGGCCACACACATACTCGACAATCGATTTTGGTGCAAAAATGTGTGTGGGTGAATCGTGATAGGTCGAGCGGTCAATTCCCCCCATACCCCTAGCCATCTGGAAAATACTAGGTTCCGGTTGCCAAAATAGCTAGAAATGCAGCCAATGGTAGGGGACAGTACAACCCATTTGGCGGTAAATCGGGGGGATCAAATGTGGCCAGGAAGTGAGGTTGCTATGTTAAAGCTATGTTAAGCTTTGTTTGATTTATGTTATCCCGCGCAAACTTTCGCCAACCCATAATCCAATCCAAAGCTTGCCTATTAGATTTCCTTTAAATATCCCATGCCATTGATTTAGTTATTGATCCGGTAGACATGGCATGGGATATTGTGGGTGCAATTATGCAACCCAACTACTAAATGAACATGACAAACCAACAAAAAATGACACTAGAGGAAATGACTATTTTCCTGGTAGAACATGAGATCGCAACTGATAATGAGATCCGGCTTGTAACCTGTATCACTGGTTACAATCAAAAAACATTGGAGGATATTTTGGATGTCCGGACAGGCTATAATTGTTTTCAACAATATATTAAATCTGAATCGATATGACCAAGGCCGATAAAATCAAATATGCACAAACGGAAAGCAAACATGACAAAAGCACAAAAAATCAAAACCCTTGCCAATGATTGCGGCACGCTCTCCAAACCCTCCAAAATGCCCTGCCATAGCTGGTCAACTCCGGCTGAAGATTGCAAAGTTGGTAAGAAGCTACAGGAGGTA